TTGAAAAAAGAAAGGATAGTTTCTATAAATACGAACTACCTTATCAGTAAACATTGTTTTAGCATCAGCACCTGTTTTAGATAACAAACCAAAATTACTATCGTAAACTTGAGTAGCTAGATTAACTATTTCGCTACTTGCCATGTAAGAAAAACCACTACGTCTATTTTTAAGAAAACACATACCGTATGAGTTCTTATCGTTTTTACACGCTTCCCAAAAAATAAAGAACGTTCTATTAGCATCCCTGTAATCAGGATAACCAACATCTATTTTGCTCCACTGGAGAAACATGTAATGAGACCCAGTAATATAAGTTGGAACACCATTATTATAAAACCACAAACCATCTCTTCTTCTTCTAAACTCTTCTTCTATGTAGTCTACATAATCTGTAGCATTCTCTCTTGTTAATCCCTTTGGTATATCCTCTCTAGTCCACTTTTGTTGTTTCTTAGGCAGGTTGTGATATAGTATATTTTTTTTATATCTAGGCTTTTTGGGTAGAACTATCTTTAAGTTGTCAAACTCTAAGACATCACCTTCACTACCGTCTATAAGATATATTATATCATTTTTTTGCATACCTTTCAGCAAAAGATCCTTTAAAATCTTTTTTTTCTTCTATTAAGGATTCTCCTTCCTTGATTCTATCCTCAAGGTTTTTTATTCCTAATAATATTTCTTGACAATCTTCAAAACATTCTCTCTTTGCTTTTATAGCTTGTCTTCTTTTAGCATCATCTTCTTCTATCAAAGGTTTACCTATTTCTTCTATAAGAAGATTTACAGCTCCTTTGCTTGCTTCTATTAACTTTTCTAAAGTTTTAAGAGCATAGTCTTTATTCTGCTCCTTCATAAACACCTAATATATCAAAGTTTCTCATTCGTAGAAGAGACTCTCCATTTATATTCATGTCGTATTCAGAGTTTTCACTAAAAAATACTCTATCTCCCTTTTTAACACCCTGCTCTTTCATCCAGTCATTTATATATACAGCATGACCATGAAGTTCTATATCAGAAGCAGATGTTTCTAAAAATATACCAGACTCAGTTTTTTCTGCTTCTTTTCTTTCTTGTTTTATAAAGTTCCAAACACCTATTGGTATCATCTCACCATCTCTTTCAACTAAATATATTTGACTTTTATTAGCTTGATAAACATCTTTATCGTCAATATATTTTACTTTGTTTGAGTCTGTTGCAACAAAATGGTGAAACCAAACTTTATCACCTTTTTGTATATTTAAATCATTTTGCATAGGTGTTTCATAAACAACTCCAAACTGTCTTGCTAACTTCATTGGGTCATAAGACGTATCTCTATACAATTCAACACCATTTAACATAATAGTGTCTTCAGTTTGCTTTACCACTTCTATCCAGTAAAGATCTTTAATTGGCTTCATATTTATTTATTTAAAATTTACTTAACTTCGTAACTATCTAATACAGCAGTATTATATTCTATTGCTGTAGGTTGAGAAAAAAACCTTTTCCATGGTCTTGAAAACTCTTCTTCTTCTTTTTTTATATATACATCATAAACCACTTGTTGATGTTTATACCAAGCCGCCTCGTCTTGAATTATTGCGGTGACTTCTAGTGAACCTCCAAGCATCTTTTGACCTACCTGATAAGTCAGTCCTTGCTTTAAGTCCCCTATTGTTATTTTTCTTATAATAGGATTTTCCATATTTATTTAATTTAATTAAGCTAATGTTCTTGATATTTTTATAAAGTGACAGTAAAGAAATCTAGCTACAGTTGATAAAGCTTGTAAAGCTACAACTGGCTTTAACTGTGTAGAAGCTGTCATTGCCAAAGACTTTTGTGTTGCTACAGATTCAGTAACACCACCTGCAGTTGTTGTAGTTGGAGTAGATGTTAAACCGTATTGTATATCGTTTACAAAAACACTAATTTATCTATTTTCATCAAAAGCTAATTTTAACCTATACACAGTATCAGCAGTAACTGTTACACCTAAATCTGTAATATAATCTGTACCACCAATACTATATACAAAATGTAAATTACCATTTGTTGTTAAAGCTCCTAGATCATCATCTGTAGCATATAAAAAATAAGCTTGATCATTATCTGTAGCATAAGAACCTGTAGTGGTTAATTTCATTCCTGCCCATATAGCTACATTTGTAATATTACTATCAGTTGATATTGCTACATTAAGTTCTGTTTGATACTCAGAATAAAAGTTTACATTTCTCCAAGGGGACGTGTTTATTAAGTCAGTATTATTTCCTTGATTACCAATTTTAGGATGAAGTATTACTTGATCATTATCACCACCTGGAGTAAAAACTCTTAAACCTGGTTGAGATCCAGCATATGAAACTTTTGTTTCATCAACATTAGTTCCATCTAAAGCCCAGTGATCATTAGCATCTATATGAGGATCAACTGTAACTTGAATTGTAAAGGTCATACTAGAAATATCAACATTAGCATTTGATATTCTAATTTTACAACTACCATTTGCTATATCATAAGCCATCACAACAACAGCAGCATTATCACCAACAGTTGCACTAGTGTCAACTAAAAGTGCATGTACATAAGATTTAGTATGTATCATGTTATTGTTAAAGGTAAACTCTTGAGAATCGTTAGCAGCTAAATCATTAGCCACTGTAGTTATTCTAGTATTTTTAGTATGACTAGTTACAGCATCTGTAGCACTACTAGATTGAGTTACTTCAGCATCTTGAATATCTTTATAAGGAAGCTTATGAAAATACTCCTCAAGCATATATCTATCTTCTGATTGAGAAACTATACCATTTACTTTAAGGTTTGAATTTTTATCTAAAGTCATAGATACAGATCCATTAGTACTAAAACTAAATGAATCATCAGCATGATTATAAGATATTTTACCTACATCGTTATCGTTAGCGTCACCAAAAAACATATTGCCCTGAGATGATGCACCTGACAATATAGATAGACCAGTATTTGTTGAAGACTCTAAAACAACTTCATCAGCTAAAGAATTTGCTGTAACTGAACCTGCAGATGTAGATAAAACATGTAATAATCCATCAGGAGTAGAACCTGTATTACCAATACCTACTTTTGGGAAAACAGCTTTATCTGTAGATAATTTCATAGCGACATTGTTTCCAGAACCACTTTGAACTTGTTTTAAAGTAGTACTAGAAATTTCACTAGAAGATTGAATTAAATTTTTATATGTAGACGATATTGATCTTCCTTTTAAATCTGACATTTTATTTTTTTCTTATTTTTTCTATAGACCTGCCTGCAAAGTAAGCTCCATATACTGTTATTAATAATGTTTGATATATAGGTATATAACTCTCTTGAATAACAAACTCTCCTATATTTCCATCAAACACTGACAAAACTACAAAAATTGCAGTTAAAAATATACATATCAAAGGTCTGATGTTTTTACTAAGCCAGTTGTCAGACTTCATATCTGCCTCCCAACGTCTAGTAACTTGTTCTTGAGCTTGAGCCTCAGCTTGCATAAGAACTTCTTCCATAGCTTGCTTAGCAGCTAATCTTTCTTCATCAGATGTAGATAGGTTATCTATTACGTTACCTACCTTTTCTATTACTCCACCACCTAAAAAACTTAATAATTTACTCATACCTCTACAAACTTATACTTAGTTTTACCTTTATCATTTTTATAAGCTTCAAGAACTTCACTTCTATTACTGTTTTTCTTTAACGATACATGTATCCAAGAAAAATCAAATTCATTTATCATCTGATCAAACTCTAGACCTGAATCTAAAATCCAATCATATATAACTTTGTTATTCATTTTTCCGTCACTCCAGTATTGCAAATCCAAAGCTTCAGCTTTACTATGCTGACTTCGAGTTGATCCACCAATAGCTTTATTGAGTTGTGGACTGCGATAACCACTACTAATACGAATAGGACCAATATCATCCCTAAGAGGTTGTATAAGGTTGTCAATAAGGTTTTGCATATTTTCCAAATGTTCCTCAGACATTTCATTTTTAATACCTAATCTTTTAGCTGTATTACTATGTTCTATTTCAGAACGAGTAAAATTTTTACTTAATTTCATAATTTAAATTTAAAACGCTTCCATAACTATTTCATCTATAGAGTTTTGAACCTCACTCTTAGTAGCTTCCATAGTCATCATAATATTTGCTTGAAATCTTTTTACTTCTTCGTTGTTGTTAAATATAACAATAGTAGGAACAACAACTATTTTATATTCTTTAGACCACCTTGAGTCTGCGGTTATGTCAACCCTCTGTGTTTTACAGTCTGATAGTTTTGGCAGCCAAGCTACCTCGTTAGATTTATTAAAACTAGCATTAAACTCAACAGCCACCATACCATCAGGAAAATCCTGACTAAAAGATGATAATGATATAAAGAAAAATGTAATTAATAAGTTTTTCATAACTTTATTTTAAATCATCAATCTTACTCTCCATTCTCAACATATGATCCTTAATTTCTTTTACATCTTCTTGAGTAGTCATAATAGTTTGTCGGATAAGTTGATCTTTCATATCATACTCCATTCGAGTAATTTCAGGATCAGGAGGGAGAGGTAGGTTTTTAGCTTCTGTTATATCTGCTTGCAAGGTAAACCACATACCTACTAGTGTAAAGATTAATACTGCTATACCAGCTAAAGTTTTTATGCTTAACTGTAAGGTTGTGTCTTCATTTATTTCTTTTGCCATGATTAAAATATTACATAATTAAGACCCACACTAAAGTTGTGCCATTGTCTATTCCAATACTTATTGTATCTACCTTCTACAAATATACCTAAACTTTTATTAAATCTATATCCGTATATTAAACCAAGAGAGTAATCTATCCATTGACCATTATTATACTTATGATATGAATATAAATTATCAGTATCTAAGTGATAAGGCATAATGTTTCCCCAAGTGTGAAACCAAAAATCTTTTGTAAAATGATAATAATCTAAACCTAAAACAAAGGAGTACTCAACAATATTAGATATAGAGTTTCTTTGTTTTTCTACATAATTATTTATAACTTGTGGTATAACAACCTCTTCCCATACTTCTTGACTGTTAGCTACAAGCTCTCCGTTAGGTGAAAAATATTCTCCCCCTAGGGTAATGTTGTATCCTTCTTGAAGTGCAAGATATGTATAATGAAGCGTACCATTATCAAGTACCCAGTCAGCAAGAGGATCAAATCCGTAAGGTTCGGCAAGTCTTTGCACTAAACCCCCGTTAAACGAAAGCTTGCCCTCCCTTACTTTTAATCTAAACCTTTCAGAAGCTTCAAAGTATTTTATATCAGCAAAACCATCTTGCAAATATTCTATTTTACCTACCCACTTATCTGCTACATAACGAACAAAATGATGTTGATTTGTAAAATTAACACCTAATCTCCTTACAAAATCAGCTTCAAATAAATACTCAAAACCATCAACTCTACCAATTGTAGCTGCATCAGAATAAGAATTTTCTGTACCATTATAGAAAGTTAAAGCTCTGTTTTCATATCCAAACCTTTTAATTTTTCTTATTCCTACAGAAAATGTATAATCAAAAGGAGTTTCTATTACATCTTCTTCAAGTGCTCCTGATGTTACAGACCATACTTGATTATCTCCAAGTGATGTACCACCGTTAACTGCTGCATATATCGTAGAGTATTTAAATATTTTGTGTAATCCCTGAGCATTTGTTAAAAAAGGGATAAATAATAATATTAATAGTATTCTTCTCATCTCTTTAATACTTTTGTAGTACTTGTATTA